AGGATCTGGAGTTAAACTTCCAGGATCGCTGTCTAGCTCCCAACTTTGAGTTTGATAATCAAATGTGAGAGCAAATGTTCTTTTTGCTTCTAGGTATGTTGTAATAATATTTGATTCTTTTGTTTTAAATAAACGTGGGAACGGTGGGATAATAATATCAATAAAACTATTATCTGGAACATGTGTGTCTAATGTAATTGACCCAAGTCCGTTTGAACGTAAGCCACTTGCTTCACCAAGTTGCACTCCAGTTTTATCTATGCCAAGTCCATAAGCAAATACGTTTAATACTTTTGCCCATTTATGATTTCCTGTTCCGTCATTTAAAATAAACTTAACCAGTGCACCTACTCTGAATTGATTCAAATAGTTAGATGCTGTTTTACCTACTCGTTGAACTGCTGACGAGCCTGTAGGAAGTAAGAAACCTGTGTTAGCATTGTATAAGTTAGTGCCCGGTGTATTCCAACGGAACGCTCCGTTTCCAAAGTTTGCATCACTAACATCAGTAATTGGTGCATACGAATAAGATGTTGTTTTTAAATTATTAAATGCACTTGTAAATTTTGTATAGTAAAGATTGATTAAGTCAAAATCTGATAGTTGTGGCTTTACATACTTTTCAAATATATAATCTTTGTTTTGTCCAACAACTGTGGTTTTACTTTTAACCAAGTCTTTTTCATACAAACGGCCATCAGTTCCATTAATTAATAAGTTACTGTATTCACCTGTTGGATCTGTAAAGTCAACATATCTACTATGTCCACTAAATGTTCTATTAAGACTTTTAACTTTTACAACACTTGATGTTTGATAGCCAAGTATTGTGTTATAATCATTTGCTGTAACTAATCTGTTTTGACTTGCATATGCCAATGGAGCATTTTGTTTAATGCTATCTAATGTTTCGGCACTGCTTGCATTGGTAATACTTGTTTTTAATTGTAATGTAATTGTAGCTGTATATGTATTGCCATCAATGCCATTGTAGTCAACTGTAACTTTTTTGTTTGCTAAATCATCTGGTCTTACAATGTATGATTCGTTTTTACTTACACGATACCATACACGAATAATTCCCTTTGGTGCATTACCAAAAGTTTGATCTGCAAAGTTAACTGACACTTGATTGTTCTGACGTGTCTTTACTGAGAATATATCTCTATTAGATGCTATTACACCATTGTATGATGTGTTTGCATATGCGTTAACATTTTTTACATTAGTCCAGTCTTTAACTACACTACCATTTTTATTAATAGTTTGCACCCATACGTCACTGTTATTAACATCGTCTACGTTAATATCAATAGTTTGATTATCTATTGCTTCGGTAATACTTGTGTCTTGGAATGCTAGTGTTCCTTCTTTTATTGCAAAGAAGAATCCTGTATCTTTATTTGATAATCCTAGTCCACTGTTCTTATAATATAAACCAAATGCATTTGTAGGGTTAGGTGATTTCTCATATACTACATTATCTTCTAAGTCTACACTTACAACATTGTATGTAGATGATTTACCATTAGCAAGACCGGTTATATCATATTTAATTTGATTTGTAGTATTATTTAAATCGTAAAATTGTTGTGTAATATTATTTACTGATGTTTGTTTTTTAGGACTTCCATATTGATTACCAAATTGTAATATACTATTCATTACTGCAATAAAATCATCTAAGTTGTTTACATTACTTGTTGATTCAAATTTAATATCTTGTCCACCCAAACTTGTTCCTGCACTACCAATTACAGACTCGTTTGTTTTTACACTAACTACTTTCATCTCACCAAATGCTGGCACATTACGTCTTGGAGTATAGCCAATAAATTCTGCTAACTTATATACACTGTCTTGTCTTTCGGCTGTGCTTAAGAAGTTATTGCGTGAGTTAAGGTCAACTCTAAACGCTAAGTTATGTCCCATTTGTGCAACTACGTCAAGTAGTGCAACAAACTCTGAACTTTCAATCCAGTCATTATAATTTTCTGGGTATGTGCTTCTTACATAGTTGACCATTGCGGCTCTAATAGTATCATAATCAAATGCTTGTAAATTAGCATTAATATATGATTCGTATACTGCCACATAATCTTCAGCTGCAAAAAGTTTTGATTGTCTAATATTTTGTGCCATAATTAAAACTCTGCCTGTTCTGTGAAATCACTGTCAAATTTAATCTGCAATTCTGTTGCAGTTGTAGTTGGTAGATACATTAATTTGACTGTTACTGTAACTGAATGTGTGTCTTGTTTAACAACAATGTCTTGCGATTCTAAATTAAAACGTGGATCATATGATACAATATCATATACCTCGTCATTGATTGCTTCTATTGTGTCTGCATCCAGTGGTTGGAAAACATAAGTAAATAGGTTACTGCCAAAATCTGGGTTAGTCCATTTCTCACCTTTACGGATATGAAAATGATTCAACAGATCTTGTTTTGCGAGTTCAAGACCATCAAGTCTTAAACTTCCATTCTTTTGATTTACGGTTGTGTAGCCTACTATATTGTTCATACTAGTATTTATCTATTTCATTATCGGCTAACTTAATGACTATACAATTGTTACTGTTTCAGCAACATGAAGTCTATCTTCGGGCCAATCTAAGTAATCTTGCCATGTTCCGTCTGGAATATGTAAATTGTGTAACTTACTTGCTCCATTTATTTGATGCCAACTAGGTCTCACTGGTTGTTTTATTGGACGTGGATATAATTTATCTGCCTTCTTTACATTACATGGTCCACATGCAGTAACAGTATTCTCCCATGTTAATCTTCCACCTTTAGATTTAGGAACAACATGATCAATAGTTAGTTGGTGGTAATGAAACATATCACTGCAATATTGACAACAGTAATGATCACGTAAGTATACATTCTTACGTGAGTATTTTGCTTTACTTGGACTTTTATGATATGTCTTCATCATAACGACACTTGGTAATGGTATTTCTGTTGTTGGAGTATGTAGAAATTTACCTTCGTAGTTTTTAACTACGCGAACTTTACTACCCCACATTGCCTTAATAGCAGTCTGCCAACTAATTGTGCTCAACGGGTGTAAACTTAAAGGTCTTGCATCTGCGTTTAAAAGTAATACACTAGCATGCATTGTTGAGTTCCTTTATCTATTGAGTTGAGAGGATAATATCCGTTGCCTCGATTCTGCCATGTTGGGCAAGAACCTTTTTGTTTCAGCATAATAAACATACTCTGCTTGAGCTCTACTTCTATCATCAAGCATTCTTGTTGGGTATCTATTTGCTATCTCTTGTATGCCTTGTTTTTTAATTAGTAACCTATCTTTGGCTACTCCGTAATCTGCAAGCATAATAACTTTTGCTTCTAACTGTCGTTGAATACGATTCTCACCGCTGTTAGTCATTGCAGTTGCTACGTATTCCCATTCTCTATTTTTTACATAATCATATAATTGGAATGTTCGTTGTTCTGTGCCTACTCTAGTCCAATCACCTGTGAAATAATACATGCTCACCATACCATCGTATTGGCTTTGACTTAATGAGTCTAACACAAATATTTCTTTAAATCGTCTTTCAGCATCCTTGAAATTTTTAATCCATTTGTCAAATGCAGTAGCTTCTGTTAATCCTACACTGTCAACACCATCTACTAAATTATATCCAATTTTTGTGATGTTGTCAACATCTTTATACGCATAACCTTTCCAGCCAATATTCCTTAACATTAAATTCATCATTGCAGGACTAGTTTCTAAATTATTAATAGGCACTAGAGTTTTTGCCAAAGTAATATCTGCAACCGGAAATAAATCAAACGGCAGCAAATCTTCTTTTGATATTGTGTTAGGTAAAGTATATGTTGCCATTATCCTTTGTTTCCTTGTGGGGTTGTTATTACTTCTCTTATTGCTTTTACACCTTTCCAAGGATGATGTTCTGGCACTCTACTATCGATACTTTCTGTTACACTTGTGTTTGTTGTTTGAGCCTGCACTGCTGGTTTACTGGTCTTGCCTGGAGCTGGTCCATTAATATCTACTCGACCTGCTTGCAAGTAATAATTTGGTCCTGCTGTTATATTAATATTTCTATCAGCATTATTATTAAGATCGATAGCACTATACACATCAATTGAACCAACGCTACTTTCCATCTTGATACCTTCGGATCCAGAGCTTTTAATATTAACTCCTTGTTCTGCTTGCATATTAATAGATCCCTTTGCATGAACATTGTAATCTCCATCTGTTGCTATACTAACGCCAGCTTGACTATAAATATCAACTCTACCGTCTGCGTCCATTTCTATCCAGGCATTACCTGCTTTATTACTAATGAATATAAAGCCACCTGTGTCGTCTAATAGAATTTGATTACCGCCACTTGTTTTAATTCTGATATTATCATTGCTGTCGTGGTCGTCCATACTAATCGTATGTCCTAATTTCGATGTCAGTCCAAATACTTTACTAGGTGATTCTCGTCTAGCACTACTTTGACTGTGCCCTCTTACATAATCTATAGCAAGACCTGATTCCAATATTTGGTTGAGTTGTTTACCTTTGGCCGCTTTTGTTACTGCATCATTTCTATCAGTAGCATTTTTTTCTGTAGTTTGAGATAGTATTTGATTACCTTCACCGTCATACGCTTCACTGCTAGCATTGCCGCCCATGGTTGCATTTCTGTCCTTTGGTGGTAAAAAGCCTAACATAAATCCTTGTTCCATTGATCCTGTAAAACCAACTAGGATATTTGATCCCACTGCAGGTGGTTGAGGCCACATACCGTATGTAGTAGGTGATCCACTTTCTGTTTCTACATTGTCTGTAGAATCTTTAATTTCTGTATTGCCGCCGAATGGAGTAGTTAGTAATACAATGCGTTCTGTATTGCCGCCGAACTCTGGTATCTTAACAGTTACACGACCGTTGTGTTGTGCATCGTTGTCGTTTACTACTTCAGCTACAAATATACCATTAAGAATATTACTGTTAAAACCTTGGCCAGCATTAGCACGTTTGGAGATATTAACACCGTCTGTTCTATAACCTGAGCCTGATGATACGTTTGCCATTTAGTCTACCCTTAATTCTATTAATTTATCTAGCAACAAAAATGTGCTACTATTTGCATCTCTTAGTGTTGTTATTGTCTGTGTGAAACTTCCTTGTTGGAATTTACTGCTGACTTCTACAATTTTATATACACCAGTAGTTATCATGTCAACAGCACCCTTGCGTTGATTAACTAACAAATCTTCTGCATTGGGTTGAAAATTTATAAATGCCATATATATTGCTCTTGGACTAGGATCTGTTCCTCTACTAAAAATATCACCGCCGTCTCTTCCTAAAAACATTGGATCGCCTCTAACTTCTAATGTTAGGTTTTGCGTATCGCGGATTCTTGCTGCATGATTAACCAATGCTGCATTGGCTGTTTTATCCATAGATGTTGTTTCATTTACTTGTTGTCCATGTGGACCAACTGGCATTACTTTAAATACTGGACTTTGTTCAATATTATATTTTTGTATTGGAATATCACTTAAAAATCTTTGGTCTATTGTATTACTTATCTCACCATGTGGGTTAGCTGTTAGTGATGGGTTTTCTTCAGTTTCTGATTTCTCTACTATGTTTGCTTCAAACATAGTGTGATTGTCTGCATAGTATATCGCAGCGGCCGGTGACAATCCATGGAAAAAATATTGATTAAGATTCAGATCAATGTCCATTACTTCTGTATTCTCTCCAGTGTATTGATATGTATATTTTTTAACCAAGTCAGGCATAATGACAGTATCAAATCTTTCTCGTTGAACTGATGCTTTGTTTTTTAAATTTACAATACTTTGTTCATCATTTGGAACAGTATCACCGTGCATAACCATATTAATTGACAATGTTATTTTTTTACGTTGTGTATGGAATGTAGTATCAGTTTGTGCAATTAACTCCACAGAAGGTGTAACTGTAACTTCATATGTAATTCCATTTTTTTGTGCTCTCGTATTATGTTGAGCATAGCTTGGAACATTTTTTGAAATAAGTTCTCGTATATGGGCACATAATTGTGTGTTGTTGTTGATTGTTACTTCTCTTATACCTAGCTCTTCAAGTGATTCACTTTGAGCGCCAGCAGTTGAAGTATCAGCAGTTCCGCCCCAAGGAGCATCTGCTAAATTAAAACTTGGTATTCTAAAAGAGTCTTGTGCTTGTGTAGTTAACGAAGGACCTAATGCAACTTTATATTCATGTTCTACTTGAACCATTTGTCCTGCAGGGCCGCCAACTGTTGACTCTGGTCTCGTGGCAGCTTCGTTTTCATTTAATGCTATCTGTAGATTTTCTGCAAATGTTCTTACTGTTTTTACATTTTTAACTGTTATATCTGTTGAGGTAACAGTATGTATTTTAGCTTCAGATTCCATGTTATTTAATTCCATGTAATACTTTGCTCCAGCTTCACCTACTGTTCCAGTGATGTCTTTTAGCTTTAGTGCATATACAAACGAGTCAGGTCTAAATACACTAGCGCCTGTGCTTGGATCTCTTCCCATAAAATCTAATTGCAATATCCATTGCATATTAGTAAAGTTTGAAGCATTGCCTAATAACTTTCCGGCCGTTAATGCTCTATCAAAAAATCCAAACCCAAGAGGTTCTAGTAAATCAAAAGTAACTACAGTGGCTTTGGAATAGCCATTTGACATTTGTCCTTGCTTCGTTAGAATACTAACATTCTGGACTGCATAAGAACCTTCAACTCCATCTTCAGCAACAATAATTCCTTTGCCTTGAGCTAGTGTTTGTTCTTTGTTGAAATTTCCTTTTGTTGCAGCATTCCATGACGCTTCATCTACAATCATAAACGTAAATTTATAAGAGCCTGACGTGACTGTATTGAGCCAATTATCTTTTAACATTATGTAAACCTTACGGGAACTTGAATCGTTAATCCTACATTAAAATCAGTAATAGGATCATTTAGTTTATCTTGATTTACCATTGCAAACACCCACCATAATTTAGCATTGCCATATAGTTTATGGGATAATGCATCAGGGCGTTGATGATATTTACTTTCAATTTTATATGATTTTGTATTAAGTGACGTCACATCAGAAATAGTAGGTTCCCATATATCTAAATATTTACTATTTTCTAATTCAGTAGATCTGTATACACTGTCTCTTCTATATTCAGTAGCCATTACATAAATCCTCCAGTGTTGCCACCACCTAGTAATCCGCCTTTTGCATAAGAATTAATATTAAAATCTTTCCTAACTGTTCTGGGTGACATTTGAACTGATAGTTCAACTGCTATTAACATCATTGTAGGAATAACTCCATATTCACATTCAACATAGTTTACATCTTCAGGCATTGTGTAATTTATACTTCTAACTACAACTGGTGTTGATTTAGCATGTAGTGTAGTTCCTGCATATGCCCAAAGACTTAATATAGGAGGCGGTGTGCCTGCTGTAGTAGGTGAGCCTTCACCAAAGTCTGATTTAGTGCATGCTTTTAAAAATTGTATTGCGGCGGCTGTGTGCCTTGCTTCTTTTCGATCGTTTGCTGTAAAGTTTGCTGTAATACTTATAGTAGGGTTTGCAGTTGATACATAATACTGTGGCTGATAGATAGTGTGTGTAATATCATATGTTCCATAGTTAGTCGCATGTCCTACTTGTAGTGTTGGCGTATATGGAAATACTAAACCCTTGTCTGCTGCCAATGGCGATAGCACGCCTTCTAATTCAAATGGATTATTTGGCTTTATTTTTAATGCTACTACGTTCTTGTCTGATGTTCCAAACTGACCACCTGGTGCCGAGTTTGGTATTCCTGATACACCTTTACTGCTCATGTTAATCTATCCTCTATAAAGCTAAAAATCTTTTGATCAAATTTTCCAAAAAACTTTGTAAATTCTTTTTGTTTTGCTTCTGGAGTGGCATCACTTGCCATTGCTGCTCTAAAGTCGCTTGCACTCATGCCGCCTTGCATAAGTGGTGCTTCGTAAAAATATATCATTTCGCTTTGTGGCTTTACGTCTTTTAAGTTGTCTGGCAGTTTTTGAACATTTGCTGATCCACCTAAGCGTCCTGCATCTTTGGCACCAAACACTAATACAATACCTGTTGTATTATTATCTCTGCCTACTGTAGATGGTTCACTTCTGTATGGATTGCTGTTTATAATCTTGTCTGCCGGTATGCCGAACATAGTTGACATGATGCTTTTCTTCTCGTCAAATGTAAATGGATCATCACTGTAGTTGCCTGCAGCGTGTGCCTTTGTAGCTTTTTGACTAAATGTAGTAGCGATAAATACGTTATCCGCACCAAACTTACCCACTAGATGTTGATATACATCTCGGTGTCCTTGGTGCATAGGTTGGAAACGACCACCATAGAACACTGTAATGCTACCGATGTCTTCTCTAATTTGTATAATTTCATTAATAATCATGTCTGTTCTCCATTAGTATTTATGACTTACAAAAACCGGTTGACGTTAGCGACACATTCAGTTATAATAGTTTAAACAGAGGAATAATAATATTATGGCAAGAGCACCGAGACAATTTTACTTAACAAATAAAGAGTTGTTAAGAGAGATACACAATAGCAAGATGTCGTATTGTTACGTAAATGACGAGCAATATGCAGAATACGATTTAATCGTGGAATCGTTTGATGACATTACACCAGAAGCAGTAGCAGAAGCTAAACAATCACGTGCAACACGTTTACAGAAGAAAGCACATGTTGCCGAAGTTGCTAGATGGGAACAAGGATTAACAGGCAAGAAGACTAAACCTCGTGTTGCAGATTTCTTAGTTGAAGTTGATACAATACTAGATACAGATATTGTTATCCGAGTAATGACATTTGATCATGTTCCATTAGAGAATAGAAAAAACAAACCAAAGACTGAAGCAGACTTACATAGTAAATGTAACTTCCCTCCGTTTAAGCATTATGCTTACATAGAAGGCGAACTTAAAGAAGTTGCACGTAGTCATTGGGAAGGTGGACTAGACAATGGATACTTTAATGTGTCACATGGTGGCACAACAAACACACTAGGCGGTATGTATATTAAATTATGCGAACGTTACAGTATGCGAGGTAACTGGCGTGGATACACTTATGTAGACGAAATGCGTGGACAAGCACTTGTTCAACTTAGTCAAATTGGATTACAGTTTAACGAGTTTAAATCACAAAACCCATTTGCATATTACACTGCGGCAATTAACAACAGCTTCACAAGAGTATTAAACTTAGAGAAGCGTAGTCAGAATATCAGAGACGATTTACTTGAAGAAGCAGGATTAAATCCTAGTCACACTAGAACATTCAATGCTGAATGGGAAAGTAAAGAAAAAGTTGAGATTGAAAAGATTCGTGTAATGAACCGCGAAAACGCAGATTCTAAAAAATAAACAGAGGTAACGTTAAGTATGCTATTTGATAAAGCAATAATTTTTACTGACATCCATTTAGGCAATAAAAATAATTCACGCTTACACAATCAAGACTGTGAAGATTTTATTATTTGGATGATTGACCAAGCACACCGACAAGGAATTAAAAAATGTTTCTTCTTAGGTGACTGGCATCATCACAGAGCAACAATTAATGTAAGCACATTAAATTATACAGTAAGTAACTTACGCAGGCTTAATGATAACTTTGATGAAGTTATTATGATTATGGGCAATCACGATTTGTATTATCGTGAGAAGCGTGAAATTAACAGTATACCAATGGCAGACCAATTTCCTAACATTCGTATTGTTAATGATACTATGTTAATCGAAGATGGTGTTGCGTTTATACCTTGGCTAGTAGAAGATGAATGGAAGAAAGTTAAAGAAGTAAAATGCAAATATATGTTTGGTCATTTTGAACTTCCTAGTTTCTACATGAATGCACTTGTGCAAATGCCAGACCATGGTGGACTAAAAGCAGAAGACCTAAGCGGTCCTGAAAAAGTCTTTAGTGGACACTTTCATAAAAGACAAGAACGTGGTAATGTAATTTACCCAGGTAACTGTTTCCCACATAACTTCAGTGATGCATGGGATGATGATCGTGGTTGTATGATTTTAGATTGGGACGGCACAATTGATTATATACCTTGGCCGGATGCACCTAAGTATAGAACACTTCCACTAAGTAAACTTATTGACGAACCAGAACGTTACTTAGCAGACAAGACATATGCACGTGTGTCGCTTGATGTAGGTATTACCTATGAAGAAGCAAACTTTATTAAAGAAACATTTGCTAAACAATATAACTTGCGTGAGATTAGTTTAATACCAAGCAAGAAAGAAGAACATACAAACGACTGGCAAACAGGAGTTGATATTGAAGTAGAGAATGTAGATACAATTGTATTATCGCAATTAGAATCTGTGCAAAGCGAAACTATCAAAAAACAAATGTTGATTGACATCTATCAAGGATTAACTACTTAACATGCTAAAAATTAAAAATATCACTGTAAGAAATTTTATGAGTGTGGGCAATGTCACACAGGCTGTTCACTTCGATAATGCAGGACTAACACTTGTCTTAGGTAATAACATGGACTTGGGCGGAGATGGCTCACGTAATGGAACCGGTAAGACAACTATTATTAATGCATTAAGTTATGCACTATACGGTGCTGCACTTTACAACATTAAAAAAGATAACTTAGTTAATAAAACAAACAACAAAGGTATGTTGGTTACTGTAGACTTTCAGATGGATGGCATTGACTATAGAATAGAACGTGGACGTAAACCTAATGTGTTTCGTTTTTTAGTTAACAATGTTGACAACAACGAAGGTATTACAGATGAAATGCAAGGCGAAGGCAGACAAAGCCAAGCAGTAATTGAACGCACAATTGGCATGGGTCATACCATGTTTAAACACATCTGTGCATTAAATACTTACACTGAACCTTTCTTAAGTATGCGAGCAAACGATCAACGTGATATGATTGAACAATTGCTGGGCATTACTAAACTTAGTGAGAAGGCAGACATACTTAAAGAACTTACAAAAATTAGTAAAGATAAAATAACAGAAGAAACATATCGTATTCGAGGCACAGAAGAAGCTAATGAACGCATTGGTAAAAGTATTAGTGACCTTGAACGTAGGCGAACTGTATGGGAGTCTAAGCGTCAAACAGACATACAAGACTTAGAAACCGAGCTATTAAACTTGCAACACATTGATATCGACGATGAATTAAAAGCCCACACAGACCACGAAGAATTCACCGCAACAAAATTACAAATAGATACGTTAACTGCCGAAATAGCAAGACTAACTAGCACTAACGACAGAGAACAAAAACGCTTAGATAAAGCACAAAAAGACCTCAATGATACGCTAGAACACAAATGTTATGCGTGTGGACAAGAAATACATGACGAGAAACACGAACAAATTGTTACACAAAAAACAGAGGCAGTAGCAGAAAGTCAAGAACATATAGATGATTATACTGCAAAGATAAAAGAATATAATATTGGATTAGAACAGTGTGGGCCACTCAACAAAGCACCTACAATGCACTATAATAGTGTTAAGGAAGCCTATGCACACCAAGGTAAACTAGGATCAGTAGAAACAGAGTTAGTTCGCATTAAGGATGAAATTAATCCGTATGATGAACAAATAACCGCATTAAAGGATACCGGACTACAAGAAGTAAATTGGGGTGAGGTAAATAGACTTAACGAACTCAAGGAACATCAAGACTTTTTATTGAAGTTACTTACTAATAAAGATAGCTTCGTTCGTAAGAAAATTATTGAACAAAACTTGCAGTTCTTAAATACTCGATTAGAGTATTATATCACTAGGTTAGGCTTACCACATGAGGTTCAGTTCCAAAGTGACTTAACTGTAACTATTACACAGTTAGGGCAAGACTTGGACTTTGATAACTTATCACGTGGTGAACGTAATCGTCTTATCCTTGGCCTTAGTTGGAGCTTCCGTGATGTATTCGAAAGTATGAATCATCCTATTAACTTAATTTGTATTGACGAATTAGTTGATAGTGGAATGGACACTGTAGGTGTTGAAAGTGCATTAGGTATATTAAAGAAAATGGAACGAGAAAGACATAAAAATATTTTACTTATTAGTCACAGAGATGAACTAGTAGGTCGAGTAGATAATGTTTTACAAGTTACCAAAGAGAATGGATTTACTACCTTTAACGTTGAGTTAGAAGTAATTGATGCATAAAGAAAAGCAATATGCGTTGTTTCCAGAAGATCTGGAAATTGATTATAAATCAATTGGACACGATATATTGCAAAAGCTAAAAGAAATAAATGAACAGCAAAAGAAAAACTAGCGATTGGACTCATAACAATTTAATAGTTGATGAATTACCTATAGAGGCGGAAGGATTTGTGTATTTAATCACAAATACTACCAACGACCGAAAATATATAGGTAAGAAGCTGGCAAAGTTTAAAACAACCAAACCGCCGCTTAAAGGCAAAAAAAACAAAAGACGTGGCACTAAAGAAAGTGATTGGAGAACTTATTGGGGTTCATCAGATCACTTAAATGCAGATGTTCTTGCACTAGGAGAAGATAAGTTTACAAGAGAAATTTTGTATTATTGTCCTAGTAGAGGAGTTCTAAGTTATTTGGAAGCAAAAGAACAATTCGACCGTAAAGTTTTAGAATCAGATGAATACTACAATGGTATCATTAATGTGAGAGTTGGCAGTTCAAAGATTCTCACAGAACATTTAAAAAAGGTCGACAAGCTATAACACATATGTTATGCTAATAACAAGAAATAACGTTTTAACGTTATTATCAGCAAATAATTAAAGTATCACATAATTACTATTACAAAGCTAATATCTACTAACACAATTCTAATACGTTTCTAACACACCACTAACACAATTCTTACAGGCTCTGATTGGTCGGCATAGGTCGACTCACCTTGCGAGTATACGACATCGTATGCTTAGATTCTGGTGTGCCTTAGTCAATGCATTGGTTTGACAAACCGAAATGAGTAAGCTCTCCTGACAATTGGAACTTACGGATAGCTCGAAAGTCGTCGTTATGGCTTAGAGTGTTTCTGCGTTAATAAGCAGTATATAAAGTGGTAAAGCATAACCGCCACTACCTTGTGCTAATAAGGTTTTACTATAACGAGTGGGTATTCTTGACGAGAAATAGTTAAAGTTTATTTTGCACTTGGCTGTAACAAGCTAAGTGTGAATAAAATATCTAAGAAATAGTCATATAAATAACATAGTAGTTAATAAGTTCTTAATGTATATAGATATTAATATAGAGTTAAAAAAAAATACATTGAGTATTGCTTTAGCAATACGATAATGATGATGTCGTTAGACATCGATATAAGATAGTAAATGAATGGATAAATGAATAGCTATGAGTAAATTTGAACAATTCAAAAAAGACTTTACTGATTGGATGATTGATCAATTAGAAGTAAACAAGGAAGATGGATATCCGACTTGTCCTTATGCAAGAACTGCCAGAGTGCAAGACAAACTACAGTTCATAGATTGTAGTGGTTCTAATCCCGATGCTATGCTCGAGTTTGACCCTAGAGTAAAAATGGTAGGTGTGTGTTGGTTTGGTGATGATGTAGATTTAGATACAATCAACTTAGAACAAATGAAAGAACTTAATCCAGACCTAATGTATTTGCAAAGCACTAAAACATCAGGTCATTTTGTTCAAAATATATCTAACGTAATTCTAATTCAAATAAGATCCGAACTACTTAGACGTAGAGCCTCATTACACAAATCATCTTATTACGATAGTTGGCCAGCAGAGTATTATAAAGAAATAATGCTTGACCAGTAATTACCTTCTGCCCTTTGCTTGAGCAGCTTTCATTTGTTGATTCTGTTCTTCTGTGTGTGCATTGTATCTTTCAACAAACACAGCCAAAACATCAACAGGCATTTCCATAATATCTTTCCATGTTAATAAGCCTCCCGATTTGATCATTAAATCTATATAGCTGGCTTCTTGTGCCTCGAGTTGTTGTTTATAACGTTCTACGAGTGCATGAATGTCTTTGGGCTGTCGAGATGCTATCAACCCGCGAAAAAATTTGCAATATCCAAATCAATATTAGTTTCCCATGTGTGTTCACATTCGACGCATTGAGCTTTAAATTCAGTGTCAACACCGTTGTCACTTAAATCTTCAACACATATTCTAATCTTATCATAGTCGTCTTTGGTAATGCTTTTTAACCATTCAAGTATCATAATTGCGTCATCTACTGTTTCGCCTTCTGGTGGCTGAACTTGCATAATTGCATTTGAAATAAGGCTTACTGTAAGATCTGCAATTTCTAAAAATGTTTCGCCAAACCTAGTTTGACGTTCTTCATCAGATAGAGATGCATCATTTAATCCTTGGATTAATTTTTGTTGTTTAAGTCTTTGTATTTGTAATGTTGTTCTATCCTTTAGATTATAAGGTTTACATTTAATTGCAAACTTATTATCCAACACAACTTTATCAGATGCAGTGTTTTCCTTAACTGATCCTAACAATGAACCGGTGCTTACAGTTAACTGATTCATGTGGTCACATTCAGGACATTTTACATCTACATCAATTGCATCTCCGTATGTTGCCATACGTATTGCAATTAAGATAACAACAAGATCGTTCACTGGCAATTCGTGCGGGTCGCCAATGTCCGGTGCACAACTTCTGATTAAGCTAAACGTAGCTTCACCATTGAATAATGCATCGGGTGTTTTTGAAACTAATTCATCTCTAGCAGTCATGCTATAAATGGCTAGTTCTCCGTCAACACTAAGCGTGGGCTTAGTATTATAATACTTCCCACCGCTAGGAAGTGCGATATACATCACAGGCTTTCTATATGCCTGGATAAGTGGATTTGTCATATTTAATCTCCATAAATACTGTTGCAGTATAATTGTATTTATCTAATTAAAATACCAGTTAATTACAGGAAAACCATGGATAACGAAGAAATACAACAGATTTTAAACGGAGTTTACTCACAATACCCGTGGGCAAGCGAAGAAACCGTTGAAGAATTAGCCAAGCTATCAAGGTCTAGTAGTATAAAAACTACGGCACTTGCTGTGGCTATTGCTAGATTGAACGGCGCCACAGATGCTGATGCGTTAACTTCTCATATAAAAAACCTACAACAAAACCTAGATGCATCATTGACCGATGGCAGAAGAAGAATTAAAACAACTGAGCAAAACGTTAGAGCAATGGGTAGAGCAACAATGTCTAAATCATCCTCTGGGTTAGAGTCAATGATTGAACTTGCAGGCGCAGGTGCAAAAGCAATGGATCAAGCTGCAGAAGGATTAGCAATGTCGGGCGGTAAAGTAGGTAAAGTAGCAAGTGGATTCTCTTGGGCAACAGGCGGAGCAGTAGCACTTACAGGTGTTGGTGCAGTTATGGCAAAACTAATAACAACACAAGAAAAAGAAGTAAGAGCAATGATTGACATGGGTCTGACATTAGCTCGCACAAATGACTATACAGAACTACGTGGAAGTGCAGCAAACTTAGGAATGTCATTAGGTGATTATGCTGGCATGATACAAACTCATGGAGAACTTGTAGTAGGACTAGGCGACAATGTAGCAGAAGGCCAAGGCGTAATGTTTGATTTTCTAAATGATAAAGAAAGAGTTAAACACGTTAAGAATTTTGGTTATAGTCCAAAAATATTATCAGCCTTACTAGCTGAGGAAACAGAACAGTTATATAAACTTAATCAAGTAAATGAATTAAACTCAACTGGACAAAACAAAGTAATCAAAAGTTTTCAAACAGCAAACAACATGGGTATATATCTAGCAGATACACTAGGTGTTCAGCGTAGTGCAATGATGGAAGCTAGAAAAATGATCAGAGAAGATCAAGACTTTATACTAGCAATGAATCAGAATACAGCATACATGAATGAAAAGTATGGCGAAGGCACTGCTCTGCGAGCAACTGAAACAGCAGATTTCTTTGCTCAAATAGGCACTGCAACATTAGGCGAAGAACTAACCAAACAACTATTAGATGTGTTTACAGGAACAGCATCTGATATTCAGTTTGATGAGTCTGCGGTTAATAATATAATGAATGAGCAATTAACAGCAACTTTGCAAATGCTCGGACCAGGAACGTTTGAAGGCTTTATGAAATTTATCGAAGATGGAGTTACAGGCGAGTTAAAAGATCCAGCCGAACGCACAGTTAGATTCCAACAATTACTAAAAATGATTAAAAATTCTCCAACACTAATTGGTGTTGATCCAAACAGTGTAGCAGTCAACCGATTAATAGCATCAATGAATATTTTACCAGAAGCATTTCTTAATGGAACAAAAGCAGAAATTGATGCAACACTTAGTTCAGCACAAGAAGGAATAGACGGAGCCGACGATGCAATTGAAATAGTAGGCGGTATGAGTAAAGCATTTTTAAAAGCCCAGCATGCATTTACTCCAGGATTTGAAACAATGGGAACAGTAATGGGAGTGCTAGAATCTTCAATAGGAACATTTGCAGACTTTTGGAGAGATATGTTTGGATTAGATCACACAGCCGAAGCAAGCATGGAAACAACATTACAAGCAGGACAGCAAGATGATGTGCGAGGTAGTCAAGTTTTTAATACTGCTACAGGCGGCATGTCAGTGGGTGGATCAGGTCAAATTGATGTTACTACAGTTATAGGATATAATGACGAAAGCCAAACTGCAGCTATGCAAGAATTAAGATCCACTGCTATGAAAGAAATGGGATCACTAATGACAATGTTTAAAGAAGATCAAACAAGACAATTAGATTTAATGTTTGATATTCAACGAGTAGGTTTAACCGACTTGGTTGATGATGTTGAAAAATATACAGCGGCTATAGAAAAACAAAAACTAAAAGGCAGAGACACTGGTCCATTAGAATTAGAATTATTAAATGCACAGAAAAAATTAGACGAAGCAAATTTAATTGCAGGACCGATGCAATTAGAAATGGGAAGAATTAAAGATAGAATGGCAAACGCACAAGATTATATGATCAGACTACGATCAATTGTTGGAAATAGTGCAACACCACGTAGGCGTAGCGACATGGATATGTATGCACAAGGTTCAACATTACAAGGTATAGTTTTAAAACAATTAGCAGAACAAGGAATTACAGATCCTAGAGCACAAGCAAATATATTAGGAATGATACAAGGCGAATCTGCATTTAAGATGGTATCTGAACAATCATATGCTAACACTTCAAACGAACGCATTAGAGCAAAAATGGGTAGACGTGTTTCTGGATTAAACGATGCACAACTTGATGATTTGAAAAAAGATCCTAAGAAGTTTTTTGACTATGTATATTCTGACCTTGGCGGCTACGACTATAGAGGCAGAGGCTTTATACAATTAACCGGTATAGAAAATTATAAATTAGTAGGTGAAATGATTGGCGAAGATTTAGTAGGCAATCCAGACTTAATGTTAAACCCACAAATTGCCGCGGCAGCAAGTGCAGCTTATTTTAATTTGCCTTGGTGGAAAAAATACAAGTCGGATTTGGGAAATATGGACACTGTATATAGAGTTGTATATGGAGCAACTGCATCTAGTTCGGGTCGCATGGGTGATTTAAATACGAGAACAGGATATGCCAATCAATTTATGCAAGCAATGAACACAGGTGAATTAACTGCAGCTAAGGAAGTGGGCCCTGAAATACAACAACTACAATCTCAAATTACAGATATAACTGACATAGAAAATAGCGATATTCCATTAACTGTTACACAACAATCTCAATTAGTAGAGCTAGAAGCAAAGTTAGCCGCTGAGATGTTGCGATTACAAGAACAAATGAGCGGAGAAGCAAATGGCTGATAAAATGAATAACATAAACACACCAGGTGGTGACATTCAAGTGCCAGCATGGGCTAGTGAAGAAACAATGAATAGAGTTGTTGCTTATATGTCTGCACAAAATAAAACAGACAGAGATCTCAATAAAATAATGGCTAAAGTTGGTGGTAACATTAATGAACTACAACGAGAACTAAGCGGGTTGTTAACAACAGTTGCAGCGGATAATACACAAGACCAACAACAAGAAGCAGCATCTGAAAAATTCTCTGAGCAACTAGTTAAAAACTCAGCAGGCTTAATGAAAACAGCAGGCTTCTTTGGTAATACAGAAAAACCACTTACTGCAATAGTAAATGCAGGCGCAGCTCTTACCAAGGGTGCAAAAGATTCATCAGGTGGTTTAACAATGTTTAAAGGAATGATGAACTCTAGTAACTTGTATATGAACGCATTAGGAACAGCAGGCAACGTAGCAATTGATGGCTTGCTAGCATATGCAGGTTGGAATGCAGGTAAAATAGAACAGTTTGCAGATGCTCAATCAAAAATAATTGATGCAGGTGTTGTATTCAACGGCGGAGCAGCAGCATTTGATGAACTACGTAAACGAACATTAGCAACTGGAGTAACATACACTAGTTTAATTGATAACATTCATCAATTCGGTGACGGTATGCTAGGACTTGGTGGAACTATGTCCGAGGGTGTAAATAACTTCTCAAAGTTTTATGCAGCATTAGATGAGCAAGTAGAAAACTTTGGAGACCTAGGACTGTCAAGTAAAGACATGATGGCACAATACGGTGAGTTCTTAACATATGCACGTAGAACAGGAATGGTAAATTCAAATCTAAATAATAGTGCTGAGAATGTTAATCAATCATTTATTGACTTACAAATTGAAGCAGGTGCAGTTGCTAGTTTAACATCGTTAACTAAAGCAGAAGCAATGCGTAGAAGCTTACAATCATTTGACGAGTTTGGCGAAGCAGCATTAATAAGCATGGAAGAACAAGGGTTAACTGGAGCAGCTGAAGTTACTAGACAACTTATTAAAGACATAGGAAAAATGGCACC